TCTTTGTGTGGTTTGTTAAGGTGTAAGGTATACCCCTAACAAGCCCTCCAGCCACGTTTTATTACAGTGGAACGTGGCAAAACCACTTGGTGTGGTTCATCGCCTGGACCGTGACAGAAGTCACGTAAGAGGCGAGGCCAGCCATCGAGTGTAGAGTCAATTCGTCTTGGAGAAACGAATTTGACCATGAACTCGAGTCGCTGGTAATCACGGTGGACGCGCGAACGAGTTGTGAGGCGGTTCAACCGTTCAGCAACTGCTCGATCAGCCACGACGCGACATGGAAACCCTGATGTTTGAGTACCATATGGCAACTTGCCATATGTTCCCTCAACCAGGGAAAACATTGTGTCGCTAGTTCCTATGTATCCTTTATCGCGAAGAGAATTCGCGATCATAGAATACGATTGGAACGCCGTACCATCACCAGGTCGCCCTGACCAAGGCTTCTTTAAGCGAGTAGGTGTCACCACGACGCCGTTGTAGGCATCCACGCCACAACTCTCGCGAAAATGGCCTTGAATACAAGACTTGGAAGTGTTAACCAGAAGGCCAACACTCTCAAGAGCTTGTATACAAAGATGAGCTAAGTGGGTGGGGACGATTATATCGTCTCCATACACATAAATCATCTTACACACCTTCCAAAGTGGCATCCTTTCGGATGAAACCACCGCGGAAACCATTGTAACCCAAAAGATGTACGCTTCAACGGGAAAGCACAGTGCTGACCCCATCGGAGCAAACTTCTTGAGAGTTACTACTTCTCCATTCGGGAGAAGGGTCTCAGTCGTGCGAGTAGCTTCTAGGGCGCGAAGAATTTCTGGCACAGAGCCAAAAATTCGTCGAACCAACTCGAGGCTGACTCTGTCCGACGCGTCTTTGAGATCAAGCGTAGCGTAGTTAAGATCAGCGGAGCTGCTCTTAGCAATGCTTTGATTGATGTCTTGACGCGTGAAGTTGACACGTCCACGCGTAAAACGGTTTCCCGTTTCAAGGTGGGCGACAATCTTCCGTCCGAGTCCTTGTTGTATCCACTGGTATTCCAGCGGTTCACAAGAAATAAGACGCGGGCCGCGCGAATCCTTAGGGACAAGGATAACTTTCGCTTGACCGGCTTCAAGTCGATCAAGACGTCGGTACCAGTCCCTACGGTCGATGATTTCATTACCTCTTCCAGCGACGTAATAGTCGTAGAAGGGGTAGAACTGGTGTATGCTGTTATAGAGTCGTCGGAAGACGAACTTCTCTTCCAGCTTTTCACCAGTCGCCACCGCCCCTGGCCCATGTCGTGGTATGACATCTTTTGGATTAAACTCCTTAAAGATGCCCGCTGTGATCCGAGACGCTAGAGACAGCATTGGCTCTAGGTTGCTCAGATCAAGCGAAGCGAGCTCCAATTCCGTGG